ACCCCACCCCCTCCAAAACACCCCCCCACACCACACACCCCCCCCGGGGGGGGGGGGACTGGGATTGTATTCCGTATCAGACTTGTTCAAACATTATCTATCCCAGTCTGATAGGCAGTTTGAAATCAAAACTGTAATTGATGGCAAAACATACGATAACACATCAGTCATTGAGTTCTCCATCGAGGACAGCATTGTCCCTTCCGAGGAATTCACGCTGGGTTCAGTAATCTCTGCCAAGTTAACCCTCTCTATTCGAACATCCGATACTATCGCGAATAACGCTCAAGTACAACCATATGTAAGAATGTACGGCAACGACGGATATACCGAGTGGCTTCCTTTGGGGGTTTTTTACATCGACTCAAGAACTTATCAAAATAACGTTTGGAAGTTTACTTGTTTTGATAAGTTGATAACTTCCCAGCAGGATTATGTTTCTGGACTAGCTTTTCCTGTCTCGATGCAGGAGGTTTGGGATGAAATCTGTAACGCGCTAGATGATTATATTCCGCTTTCTGGTGTGTCGTGGGAATGGCCATTCGATTTTACTGTTGCAGGCGATGTTCTGACGCAGCCTTGTTTTTATATTGACTCTGGTGTCAAAATCGACCCGACATATAATATCCCTTATAAGCCGGATGGGCTCTATACTATGCGTGATATGATGGGGTATATTGCTTCGGCGCATGCTTCTAGCGTAAAGATGACCAGGGAGGGGCAACTAAAGTTCGTAAAATTTGCGCCTGAAACAGAAATTACCCCGATCGGCCCATCCGAGTTCTTTCGGTGTGATCAAACGAATCCGTTAAAAGGCTACACCAGGGTTGTGCTCACTTACAATGCAGACGGTGAAACTCTGGAAGTTGGTACTGGAGACGACGATCATACTCTCAATTTTTATAACCCCTTCATGGACCAAGTTATGTTAAATGACGTGTATGACGTCATCAGCGGCCAAAGCCTTCAGCCTTTATCTACCAATTGGCCTTTTGACCAAACTGTCCTAGATGACCCTGCGTCAACGTATAGCGAATTAAGCTATATTCCGTTCAGTATGTCTTGGAAGGGTAGGCCAGATCTTGATGTTGGAGACTTTATATCAGTAACTCAACGGGACGGCTCCATAATCAGATCCATGCTTTTATCGAATAAGCTTGATTTCAAGGGTGGCCTAAAAGAAGAAAGTGCGGCCCAGTCAACTTCGGCTCAAAAAAGCGAGTTCACCTACAAAGGTACATTGCAGAGTAGATTCAACGACCTTAGGACTAAATCATTGCAGCTAGACCAACCCTACTATGGGGTTACAATCGGCAGAGCTTATGGAATCAAAGTTGAGAAGTCAGATGGTTCCAGCAAGGCTATCTTTAACAGCGATGCTATTGAGATTCTTAAAGGTGGCACAGAAAAAGTTTTCTACACAGATGTCAACGGCGACTTACAAATCGCAGGGTTTATTAAGGCAAAAGGTCTAGTCATTTCTGATGGCTCTTCTCTTCTAACTCCCGATGGAACAAAGATAGCCGGTACAAAAATAGACAGCAATGGGCTGACCCTTGGAACCGGAGCAAGTATAGATTGGACCAAGGTAAATGCGCCCAATGCTGCTCAAGTGGGTGCTAGGCCGGATACTTGGATGCCTACAGCAGCAGATGTCGGGGCGCTGGCAACTAACTGGGTCGGAACAACTCATATTGATTCAAATGGGCTCTATACCGGTACAATCAACGCTAACCAAATTAATGTGGGATATCTGACAGGATTCACAGTTCGGACGTCCTCAGGAAGCTCCAGAATTGAGATGAATGGGACTGACTTGACATCCTACTATTCGGGCTATACTTCAATTAAACTTACTACATCAACCCTAGAATTTTGGGGTAGTGGAAGTTATCTTGGATACCATTCAGGCAAAATTTTTGGCAACGGGCACGCTATGGGGTTGGATGCAGATACTGGTTTTATATTTACGCAAGCAGGCTCCTATCTTCTGAATATGGGCCTAGGGACGACTTTTCTATACAGTAACCTTGTGTTAACCGGGGCTAACGCTGATATGACCTGTTACAACCTAAAAGCGGTTGCCGTTAAAAGTTCTATTGGAGACAATATCATACGACTAGATAATGGCTGTTATATCGAATCCTTGTCAGACGGGATAAGATTACACTTTAATGCAAGCAACTATTTCTACATTGGAACGAGTGGAGCTTACGCTGTTGTAAACGGGACGTGGACCAGATTGGCTTAGGGAGACGGTTAACATGAAAGACCCACAAACGTCACGCAAATTAGAAAAGATTGGCAATAGTTACGTAGAGACTCACACTACGGTTCAACAGTTCTCTCTTGCTGAAATTATCGGGATGAAATCCAATATTGAGACTGAGCTAGCGATGATCTCGTTACAGAGAAAGGCTTTGGATGACAGAGAAACTGAACTGAAAGATAAACTGAATCAAATTGTTTTGCTTATTAATCAGTAGGGGAGGAGAATTTGTGGAAGTTGACGCTAATGCCGTAATAGCCCGTCTGTCAAAACAGATAGGCGAGCTTACTGTCGCGCTGGCCGTAAGGGATGTTCAAATTGAGGTATTGTCGCAACAACTAGCTGACGCTCAGGCTCAAAACCACAAAAAATAAGATTGAGGAGGGATAAAATTTGGCTTGGCAATATTCAACTAGATTGCGTTGCTATACTGGAGTTTCAACGGATCCGAAACCGACTACAGGCATAGATAGGGACTCTTTGGCCTACGAGTATGATACAGGAAATGTTTATATCTTTGATGCGACAACGTGGTGTCTAAAAAGTACAGGTATTGCGGCAACTGTGCAAATCGGGGCAGCTCTCCCAGCCGGGACCAACAACATCGGCGACGTGGATGTAGCAAGCCTTCCGGCGTTGCCAGCCGGGACCAACGTCATCGGTAAAGTCGGTATCGATACCGCGGCCAATACTGTTAAGATTGATTCCAGCAACAACACAGTAAAGGACAACGATGTCGGAGCTGGGGCAACCGGCATTACCATGCCTGCCGGTGGCAGCGGAAAACTTGGTTGGCTAAGCGGTATTTATGATCGGTTGTCCAAGGTTGTGCTTGCTGCGGGTACAGCTATTATTGGCAAGGTCGGCATTGACCAAACAACTGACGGTACTACCAACCGAGTTGTGGCCAAAATTAGTCAAGCAGCCGGGGAAAACGTCGTAACCACTGCAGATGGCGGGATAGCTACGATTGGAGCTAAGGCAGATGCTGCTGTAGTTGACCCGACGCTGTCAGCTAGCGAGGTTGCTCTGCTCAAGGGGATCATGAAGCAGCTCCAAGGCGCTGGCTCAGGGGCGGCTCCAATCGCATTGGCCTCAGGGACTCCAACTACAGCCACGCTTCAAAATGCGGCAGGGGCTGTAGGAAACGGAACTTCGATGGATGTATCCGGGCTTGCGGTCGCAACCTTGGACGTCCAGGGAACGTTCGTAGCTACGGTGGTATTTGAAGGCTCAGTGGACGACACGGTGTGGTATCCTTTGAATGCTACCAACCTGGGAACAGGCCTCATTGCCAGCTCGACCACAGGCAATGGAGTCTTTCAGATTAGCGTCGCAGGGCTCAAGAGTATCCGCGCTCGGATCAGTGCATGGACATCAGGAACAATCACGGTCAAGGGGAGAGGAACGCCATTAGCAGCATCAGAGAAGGCTGTTTCGATAACTGGGAGTTTAGCGAATGTCCCGATTGACATAAAGGCAAATATCGAAACCACAACCTCTGCGCCTGTGGTCGGGGTGAAAACAGTGACTGCTACTGCTGCTGAGATTTTTGCCGGCGCTTCTGCTAAAGCAAGTAGACGCAAGCTTATCATAAAAAATGAGGACTCTATTCTCCGCTTTAGGATCGGCTCGTCGAGTGTAACACAGCAGACAGGCTTCCCTGTGGAACCTGGTGCTAGCGTAGAGTTTCAATTTGATCCGACTGTAGTAGTACCGATTTACGCAATTTCTGAAGGTGCAAATCTAAATGTGGCGGTGATGGAGTTATGATGCACGAATTTGTTAGCAATTTAGACGGTACGACGACAATAAAAGTTGATTTTTCTGATGAAGGCGTCCAATTAATTGGAGAGACATCTATTAAGGGTGATGCCGTTTCTTACTTGCCTGTGTTTGAGGAGGATTTGCGTCGTAATTTTCCAGATAAATTTCCCATGCCGATAGTTATCTCAGATACGAATGGAGGAATGATTTAATGAGATATATTCCCGGCAATACAACTCAACAGCAAATCATTAACGCAATTTACGATGCAGAGATGAAGTTGACTGAACGCTACGACAGAGATGGAGCAATAACCGATGCAGCAGAGCAGAAAAAATGGTGTGAACTTATTCGAGACGCCTCATTTGGCAGGAATACGGTTATATTTGATGACCAGGGTAACCCCTCAGTTATGGTTGTTTTTCCCTTGCAAAAACAAGTTGACTTGATACCTGGAGGAACGCAAACTGCTCATTACGCCTTCATTGTGAATAACTCGATAAAGCCAAGACTGTATATCGCCAAGTATCAATGTTTTACTGTTGGTTCCGGCACAACTTTAAGAGCTGTCAGTCTCAAGGGCAAAGACCCTGCTGTTAACATCATTTTTGATAATGCAATTCTCGCGTGTACACAAAAAGGCACTGGCTGGCACTTAATGACTAACGCAGAGTGGGCAGCCATCGCTCTCTGGACTAAAAAACAAGGGTTTATGCCGCGCGGAAATAATAATTTTGGTACAGACATCAATGTTAGCACTGAAACTGGAATCATGAGCTATTACGACTCCGGATCTGGGAAAGTAGGAAGAGTGACAACTGGTTCCGGGCCTATATCATGGTCACATGATGGTAGTCCGTTTGGTATCTTCGACCTTAACGGAAACGTCTGGGAATGGGTCGGAGGTTTACGACTCAAAGACGGCGAAATCCAAGTCATTAAGGATAATGATGCAGCTATCAATACTGCTGATCAATCAGCTACAAGCTCCTTATGGCAGGCAATCCTGCAAGATGGAACTTTGGTCGCTCCGGGTACTGCGAACACGCTGAAGTACGATAATACGACTGCTGGTGATTCTACAACAACCAGCCATGATGTTGGTGGTGATATCAGAGTCAATACAACAGTGGCCAATCCGAACTATATTCCTGGTGGGCAAGTTGATTACGGTTACTCTAATACGGCATTTGAATCGATTACGGCTGCAGCTGGCGTAACTATTCCGGTATTATTACAAGCACTTGGTCTCTATCCTATTGATGCCAGTCACGGCGTAGACGGAGTGTGGTCTCGGAACTATGGCGAACGCCTCTCGTTTCGTGGCGGCAACTGGAGCGTCGGTGCCGGTGCAGGTGTGTTTAGCTTGAATCTGAGCAACCCTCGGTCGTACGCGAACACGAGCATCGGGTTTCGCTCCGCTTTTGTCCTCTGAGTTAATGTATGACTTCGCTAAAGACCCAAAATTAGAAGGAAGGGACCGCCATGCCCTATATTCTGGCCTATCTTGCAGTGCTTGCGTTGCTTTTACTTTTCAATTATGGTGCTCATTACAGCGGTTAGAAGAAAAAGAGAGCCCTTGGCCGCAATGACCAAGGGCTAAGTCTTATATCGCTGAATATTTGTCGTACATGTTCATTTTGGTCTGCTCGTCTAGCATCGCGTAACGCTTGGTCGTATCCGGTCTGGCGTGCCCTAATTCATCCTGGATGAATCCTAAGTCGGCGCCGTTCTTGTAGAGGTTGGTGGCGAAGGTGTGGCGCATTACGTGGGGAGTAACCTTCGCCCGAAGGCCGGCTGCCATGCCTATCTCTTTTATCTGCATTTCCACGGACCGCACTGACAGGCGCTGGCCATACTTATTGATAAACAACGCAGGGTTATTGTCTTTGCGCTCAGCAAGGTAAGCCATTAAGCAGAACTTTGCGATGACCGAGAAGTGAACGAGCCTTTCCTTGTTACCCTTCCCGCGAACCTTAATCCGGCGGAAGTTCATGTCGAGGTCGGCACGGTTCAATTGTATCATTTCCGAGATCCGCATTCCACTGCTCACCAGGAGTTCCAGAATGGCCTGATTGCGAGTGCTTTTCTCGTGGAACCGCAACCGATCGAATTCCTCTTTGGTCAACGCCTTGGGCAACACAACAGCCTCCTTGGGGGTCTTGATTTTGCGGGTAGGGTTCTTCTCTAAGTACTCTTCTTCGACGAGCCAGGTGTAAAAGGCCTTCACCGTGGAAATCTTCCGGGCAATCGAGTTTTGAGCCATGTGCTGGAACTGTAGGAGATATTGACGAAGGTCGTTTGTTGTAGCCTCGATGGTGGGTTTGTCCAGGTATGCGGCAAGTTTAAGCAGCTCCCGTTTGTATTGTTCAAGGGTGCCAGTGGCTAGGCCGTCAAGTTTTCTAGCGGTCAAGAATTCTTGGACGTATCGCATGTCTTTTTGCTCCTCTCTTGATGTCTCGGAGCAAAACCCTTACAATAAGCGTAAGGCACTCCGGTGTCGCAATAAGCACTTCCGTTTGGCTGCCAGGCTGATTAACGGGGTGCTTATTTTATTTCAGTTGATCAAGAATAATTTCAATTTTCCTTTTTTCTTCTTCGCTACGACTTTGTTCCCATGTTACAAATGCTTGTTTGAGAACGGATGTTTTGTCCGTATTGAGGATTAAAGCCCAGGCAGAGATGCGCTTTAATATTTCGTCGTCAAACCTGTAGGCCGTAGCCTTTGTGACCAAACTAAACCACCTCCATTTCTAGGACAAGTATACCACCGTATTAAATGCAATACAAGAGGAAAGGACGGATATACTTATTCTATCTGAGCTGGAAGACTCTATTTCGAACACAACGACATCTCAATTGGCGTAGGTGGATCAACGTCTGCCGAGGGCGTTATTATACCGAAAGGGGTGGGTGGATTGACCGAACCAGAATTACTTATGGAAATTCGGGAGCGCCTGGTGCGTGTGGAAACAAAGCTGGACAATCAGAATGGTCTGCGGGAAAAAGTCGATACCCTGGAAGCTAAAACGACCGAAGTTGAAGCCAGAGCAAAGTCAAATACCCATCGAATTGATCGGTTGGAAGCAAACAACACATGGCTCTGGCGTACTGTCGTTGGGGCCATTATTAGTGCTGCGGTTGCTGCGCTAGCTATTTTCAAATGAGAGGAGGGATTTAGAGATGCCTAAAATATGCATTGACCCAGGGCATGGCGGTCGGGATTCTGGAGCAGTTGGTCCGAGTACCTATGAAAAGAATAACGTACTTCAGTTAGCTCAAAAAATTGCAGCTATCTTGCAGGCAAGTGGGATAGAGACAGTGCTTACTCACTCCGATGACCGGGATTTTTGCCCCGGTTATTTTAATGTCGATGAAGACTTGCAGAACCGGGTAGCTGTGGCCAATAGTTCTGGCGCTGATATTTTTATATCACTCCACAACAACAGTGGTGGTGGCAATGGTAATGAGGTCTATGCCCTGCAGCCGGGTGGCCCGGGGGGGAAGTTGGCGCAATGCATCCATGCCCGAATGCTCGGTCTCAGTATGGCTGACCGCGGCGTCAAGTTCGCTGGGTGGTATGTAGTTCGCAAAACTACGATGCCGGCAGTGCTCGTGGAATATGGTTTTATCGACACTGAAGAGAGTCTAATTCTGGCTAAAATGGACCAGGCGGCTTTGACCATTGCTCAGGGGATTGGGGATTATCTCGGAATAGAGGTTAAGGGGGAAGACGACGTGCTCAAAGATGCAATCGTCATGTTCAGCGACGAGGACTACTGGGCCGCAAAGGACGTAAACGCCAAACATGGGAATAGCCTTGCGATTTTTAACCGGGATCGGAAGACGGAGGCACCGCAAGATGCCATGAAGGCGGAACACATCTTCACCATCGGCGGGCCGCCGACCGGGCATAAGAACGAAACCCTGTTGTCTGGTCAGAACAAGTACGAGACCGCTGCCAAGGTCGGCCAATACCTGGCTCAAAACTAACGGTCCCTATTGGGGAACCCAAAAATAAAGGAGAGGATACGGAATGGATACGACGGCTTTAATCACTTTTGCAATGGCCCTGGTGGTCATAGCTGTATTTTTCGGCACGATGTTTGGCATCCAGCTGGCGGTAGCCAAGGGCAAAAACTTACAGCCAGTTTTGCAAACGGCGGACACGGTCATAGATGCAGCCAAAGCAGCAAACGATTCTGTCGGCAAACTGTTAATCCCCGAGCCAGCGGAAAGCATTATCGATAAAGTTTTGACCGTAGCGCAATCAGGAGTCCACGAAGCAGAACAGCTTTATCAAAGTGGCCAGCTGCCGCCGGATCTCCGGAAGGAACAGGCCGTGCAGTCGGCGTTAAATTTATTGAAGCTGGAAGGCAGAGAAATCACCCCAGAGATAGAGGCGGCTTTGCGCGGGGCCGTTGAGGATGCGGTCTATATTATGAAATCCACATCTCCGGGAAGTTCTGGAACGCAACCGGTTCAAGTACCTTATACACCTCAAGATCCGTCTCCTCAGGTGCCAGATGCACCTGCTCAAGATGCACCAGCTGTATAAACTGTTGCCCTCTGCTTCGGCAGGGGGCTTTTTTGTTTTCAATGAACAAATAATATATGTAAAGGCCAGTCATGCACACTGGCTCGATGCGGGATCCCGCGACCTCCCCGGCGTAAAGCCGGTTCATCGGTTTCGGCAGTGCCCCAGACTGCCATCGTCAGGCGGGTTTGTGTGTGTAGTGATTTCCCAATCTTTCGTATAGGTTCTGGCAAACATGGGTGTTCATGCGGTCAATTGCAGTGCATTTACCATGCTTTTCGCATCCCTCGCATACTGCATTTTCACGATTCCATTTATTTATCCAATATTTTTGAGCCTCGCTGTTCGTATTCCATAGGTTTCCCATTTTTTTCGCTCCTCTCTGCGGGATTAGCCGCCTGGCTTCGGCCTTGAATTTATTCCGCTGTGTATGCTTGCCACTTCTTAGTAACTTCACACTCGATAATGTATCTACACTTTCCTTCGGGGTCATACACGAAGTACGGGTATTCTGTTCCAACGCCTTTTAAGGTTTCCTTGATACTGTTCTTGTAACTTTTGCCTTCTTCTAGTGCCTTAATAGCAGCGTCTACGTTGCCGGTCTTACGGGCTTCTGCTACCTGTCTTCCACGTTCTTTCGCCCATCGTTTCACGCTGATAAAATAATCCGGGTTAAGTCCTGTTTGAATTCTCCAACCGGTTGGCATTTCTTTTCTGCTTAGCTTTTTCATAGCTTTGGCCTCCCTCATTATCGACTCCATAATAGTGTCATTTCTTAAGTAAATATTAGCATGACACTATAAAAGTGTCAATAGTATATTGACACTTTTTTGGAGTATATTTATAATGATGGTGAGGTGGTATCATGATTAAGTCCAACCTAAAGGAAATCCTCGACTCAAGAGGTTTATCTATTCGAAAAGTGGCCGGAGATTTGGGTTACAGGTTTGAAACGGTGCGCCGGATGTACAATGACGACATGAAACATTATCCGGGAGATTTGATTGACAAGCTTTGCGCGTATCTTGATATAGAAGTTGGCGAGCTGCTGGAGCATAAAAAAGACACCGGGGAGTAAGCCGGTGCCGGCCGCCGCGAAGAAGAAAACCCTCTCTCGCTTCGGCGGGGGAGGGCTTTCTTACTTTTGCCGGGGATACCATCTACAGGGTACCACCTACAAGGTACCGTCCTTATAGCGCGGTATCTTATAGACGGTATTCTATGCGCGGTAGGTAGATAAACCAGCAGAACCTTATCGTGTCTGGCTTTGCAGGTTTGTAGCGGATATCAGTTAGGAGTGTTTTTTTGGTAGGGAAAATTTTAATAAAAACCTGATAAAAGGACTTGCCATCGTATTGATTATGCGGTATCATAGAATCAAGATAACATGAAAGGAGAAATGAAAAAAATGATGTATGTAAAAACCTTTGCTTCTTTTGCCCCCGGTTTGACTGAGCTTGCGAACGTCTATTTCAGTGCGAAAGACGCACTGACAATGGGAACCCCGAGAAAGCCGCTTCCGGAAACGGAAGAGGAAGCCACGACAAGGCTTGCCTTGAACGTGATCTGGGATCGTCCCACCGGAAACGGTGTGGATTGGGATATGTGCTCCATTTCCATTTCCGCCTATGGTGTCACGTACACCACGCGCGGAGGGATTACTTTCGGGTGGAGGGTGTATCCCGAAGGATCTCAGGAATACCCCTTCCTCGGGTATAGGTTCTTCGTAACTCATGCCCACATAGATTCTCCTGATTCCAGCCTTGCCGCCTCCGCACAAGCGGCGGGATAGGTACAAACGGAATAAACCGAAAGGCAGTCGCCAACCCGCAAAGCTGAACGACTGCCTTTGAACCACCACGGAGGACGGTTATGCTTACATAATACAGCAGCCGTCTTCCGAAGACAAGGAGGAAATGGAAATGGCTTGGTATAATATTACTTATGCTTGCGGCCATGAAGGCCGGGAGCAAATCTATGGGCCTACGAAAAATAGGCAATGGATTGCTGATCGCAAGGCCGAAGGGCTTTGCCCGGATTGCTACCAGAAAGAGCTCAAGCGTAAGCACGAGGAAGAAAACGCTAAAGCTGCGGAGGTCAATAAAGAGTATGGACTCCCTGAACTTATTGGTACTCCGAAGCAGGTGGCTTGGGCGGAAACCTGCCGGAGAGACTTGATTGCAAAGATCCAAAAAGTGATCGATGAAGAACTTGAACACATCGATGAATCTAAAAAAGATGTACCACTGAAAAGGCTAACTATCGCGCTCCAGCACATTATGAGCCAAGAGTCAGCGGCTTGGTGGATTGATAACCGAGGACTTGAAGGTCGTTATGAAATAGTATCGCTCCTCGCAAAGCATTACAAAGAAGCCAATAGCGAACCAGAAAAGAAACTAATTGAGGCGGAAAAGATTGCAATTGAAGCAGAAGCTACAGTTCGCCCCGAAAATCCTGTTACTGAAACTGTAGCGGAAATTCTAGTGAAAGACGATAGCGTTGAGATTGTTTTCCCGGAGAAGAGGGACGATTTCCGGGAACTAGTCAAATCTACTCTCAAGATGAAGTGGGAGGGAAGATGGGTACGCAAACTCGTGCCACGAAACGGAACCCCAGTAGACCGCGCAGCCGAAGCCGGGCATCGGTTATTGGCAGCCGGTTTCCCGATCCGAATTTTTGATGCGGCAATCCGCGAGAAAGCTATCCGCGGTGAGTATGAACCGGAATGTACCCGTTGGATACTTACCAGGACAAGTGGGGAATACAATGGTTGGCTCGTCGTTTCATGGGAGTGTCCCGATGACTTCTACAAAGCCGCCCGGCGTTTGCCCGGCAGTCGTTATTCTAGCCCATGTGTTGTTGTTCGGCCGGAGCATTACGAGGAAGTATTGGATTTTGCAGCCAAGTACGGATTCAAGATTTCGGCAAGCGCACAGGCTTTCATAGATGCAGCACGGGAAATTCGTGAGCGCGCCCTGGTCCCACATATCGATGAGCCAGAGAAAGTCAAACATATTGTTACGTCCGGCAAGCCACCTGTTCTTGAAGTTCCAAGCGAGGTGGGGATAGCGGATGAATTTAAGGACTGAGCTTTTGCCCCACCAGGTTCCTGTAGTAGAAAAGATTCTGCCATCGCGAATCGGAGCTCTTTTCATGCAGATGGGGCTGGGCAAGAGCCGGACGGCCATAGAACTGGCGTTTAGGCGCTGGAGCAAAATTGATCATGTCGTCTGGTTCTGCCCAGTGTCCTTGAAAGAGACAGTGCGACAGGAAATCCTTAAGCACACAGATTGCACCAACATCTATGTATTCAATGACAAAACCAACGCAAAACGCCTTCCCCTGGCCTCCTGGTACATTATTGGCATCGAGTCAATGAGTTCAAGCACCCGTATGGTTCTAGCTGCAAACAAGCTGATTACAACCGAGACCATGGTGATCTTGGACGAGTCCAGCTACATCAAAGGCCATTACACTAAGAGGACGCTCCGAATCACCAAGATGTCGGAGCGTGCCCGCTATCGGCTCATCCTAACCGGCACCCCGCTTTCTCAGGGGGTTGTGGACCTGTTCGCACAAATGAGGTTTCTCTCACCGAAAATCCTTGGCTACGATTCCTTCTACTCCTTTGCTGCAAACCACCTGGAATACAGCGAGAAATTCCCTGGCATGATCGTCCGAGCGCACAATACTGAATATCTCGCTGCCAAGATTGCCCCGTACGTTTATCAAGTGACCAAGGAGGAGTGCTTGAATCTTCCCTCAAAGCTTTATACCACTCGCTATTTTTACATGACCGATGAACAGGCAGAGAGATATCAGCAAGCCAAAGAGGAGATTCTAGCAGAGTTGTTGGAGCAGGAAGAGTTTGATACGACAGTGATATTCCGTCTTTTCTCCGTTTTGCAGCAGATCGCCAGTGGTTTCTGGCACCGAAGAGTGAAGCGCAAAGGTTTTCAGATGTTGGAATTCGAGCATGAACGCATTGACATGCTTTTGAGTACAATCCGAGAAATCCCCGAGACAGAAAAGATCATTATCTGGGCAAAATTCCGGTATGATATTGACCACATTGAGAAGGCATTACGGAAAGAATTTGGGGAAAATAGTGTGGCTTTGTTTCACGGTGGGCTATCGGAAAAGGAGCGTAATAAGCAGGTATCGCTTTTTCGGAGCCCAGCTCGGTTTTTCTTGGCCACACAAAGTGCCGGCGGCCACGGCCTCACTCTGAACGAAGCGCATTATGTCATCTTCTACAACAACGGCTTCAAGTATTCCGAACGGGAGCAGGCTGAGGATCGCTGTCATCGAATTGGCCAGACGCACAAAGTGACTTACATTGATATCCAGTGTCTTTGCAGTATCGACGAGAGGATTGCAAAAGCACTCAGTAACAAGGGGGATATGGTGCAGGAATTCCGGGCAGAGGTGGAAAAGATTAAGGACAAGAAAGACGCGCTGAGGGAGTTGATTCAAAAGCTATGATTAGGATTGGCTTAAGTAGCCGGGAAAAGCAAAAGGTCGTTGATGCCTACTTGCAGACCCATGACATCAAGAAGATCTATTGCTTTTATTTCAAAAAGTTCCCCATCAAGTTTAAAGTTGATTGCGACATCGAGTATATCGAGTATGCCGACATCGAAATGTATAAGTTCTTTTATCGACTGCTTGAGGAGATTGATGGGACAAGCCTCATCATCATGGACGAGTGTATGCGGACGCAAAACCGGAGTGAGTTGATTTACAACTGTGCCCATCACTATTTGAATCAGACACCGCATCGTATCATTTTTGAATTCTTTCCGATTATTGACAATAAGAACGATTTCATGATTTTGCTCGACTTTGAGAACAAAGGGAAGTATAAAGGAAAATCCTTTGACTATGTGTTTCTTCAAAGTGAGGATATTCTCATAAAGCCCTTTCGTGTCAAATTGGAACCGATCAACGTTGAAATCACGGACAAAGATATTGAGCGTTACAACAAGAAGAAGGAGCAACTATTCGATAATTTAGGCGACAAGGACCCTGACACCGTACCAAGAAGCCTGCAGCTTTTTGTCGGGGGCCTAAAGAAGAAGTCCATAGATCCCAATGAATTGTATGTCGCGAGGAATAAGCGGTTTAAGTTGGATAACGTGAAAACCTACGATGAAATTGATAAGCAGGGAAATTACATCGTTATAGACACCGACTGGCGAAGGCTAAACTTCAACGATTTCCTTAAGACAACCCGAATGACAAGGATCAAGTATTTAAGTACAGTTCTCTCAATCGACAATGTGATCATCACTGAATTCTCGAAGTGGAAAGCGAGGTTAGACGCAATCTATGCTCAAGCAAGTCTATATCAATAAGACGGTGTTAGAGGCGGCCAAGGAACGCATTGCCTACATCTTTGACGAGTTCGAGAACATCATCGTCTCAATAAGCGGCGGAAAAGATAGCACCGTCCTGGCGCACCTGGCACTTACCGAAGCACATAAACGCTGCCGGAAAATCGGAATATTCTTCCTGGATGAAGAGGTTGTTTACGACAGCACTATTAAGCAGGTTGAATACATCATGAATCTATACCCCGAAAACACAATTAAGCTGTGGTTTCAAATCGAATTCCACCTCACAAACGCCACTAGTCTAACTGAGAGCCAACTCATTCCCTGGGAGGCCGGTAAGCACAAAATCTGGATGCGGAGCAAGCGGGCTGATTCTATCCAGCATAAACCATGGCCGAAAGAGACAGAAACTGTCCGGGACAAAAACAAAGGCTTTGGGTTTTACGACGCACTGGAGAACTTTCAGCGCTCACGTAAGGATACAGCCTTCCTTGTTGGCCTTAGAGCTACAGAAAGCCCGAACCGATGGAGGGCAGTATCAAAAAACCCCGGATACAAAAATGTCTATTGGTGCACAAAAATGCCTAACGGCTGTGCTTCCTTCTACCCTCTGTACGACTGGAACTTTCATGATATCTGGAAATACATTTACGACAATCAGTTGAGATACTCTAAAATTTATGACTACATGTACAAAAAGGGTATGGGATTGCAAGAGATCCGGGTATCAAGTCTAATCCATGAGAAATCTTTTAAGGCGCTGGTGGAACTGCCGGAGTTCGAACCCAAGACATATGATCGACTACTTAAACGTATCAAGGGAATCAGCGTCGGGAATCTCTATGGCAAGGATACAAAGATGTTACGAGTGCAAAAGTTGCCAAAGAACTTCAAGACGTGGATGGAGTACCGGGATTTCCTGCTGGAAACCTATCCGGATGAGACCAAAAAGGAAATCTTTGTGAAGAGGTTTGCCAAACACCTGAATAATTCCTATGTCGCTCGCCAACAATGCCGACAACTCATACTGAACGATTACGAAAACAATCTGCCGATAGACAATAAGCCGGACCCAAGGGAAGAAACTATAAGGAAGTGGAGGGAGTTGTTATGATGGTTATTGAGTCCAAAAAGGGACCGATTAAGCTACCGTGCATGGATGTCAAAATCGTTGATATAGACTTGGTGCAAGCCAATAATTACAACCCTAACCGCGTATCATCTCAAAATATGGGCTTACTAGAGGAGTCGATTCTGTCCAATGGCTTTTGCTTTGCGGTTGTGACAGTCTGGGATCCGGATCTGGAGAAATATATCGTGGTTGACGGATATCATAGATACCTTGAATTCCGGGACCGACTGGAAGCTAAGCAAATCCCTATCATTGTTCTGGAACATGATATCACTAAGCGCATGGAAGCCACGGTGCAATTTAACCGGGCTCGCGGAGTACACCAGGTTGAACTTATGGGAGATTTAGTTCAGGCTCTGGTAGAGCAAGGGGTCGAGGATGAGGAGATCGCTCAGAAGCTCGGTATGGAAATTGAGGAGGTTTATCGGCTGAAGCAAATCACCGGCATTGCAGAACTGTTTAAAAATCAAATCTACTCAAAAGCCTGGGAAATGGTCGAGGTGGATGAAAGTGCCTAATTGGGATTATGGAGGAGCTTACTTGCGGCATCCACTTAGCCCACATCAGCTGGCCGTTTTTGAGGATGGAAGCGCCCTAAAAGTCCACGACATCTTTGAGCCATTGCCAGAGTTTATGCGTTCTGCTGATCTAATCTTTGTAGATCCGCCCTGGAACCTTGGAAACCTGAATACTTTCTACACCAAGGCCGAGCGGACCGATTACCAGACGAGTTTTGAGCGGTTTTACAAACGCTTGTTTGAATGTATTGAAGAAATATCCCCGAAGACTTGTTACGTAGAAGTTGGAAAGGAATACTTGAGCGAATTTATCCGGGAAATGAAGAGTCTCTTTCGGAACGTCACCTTCTACAACAGCACTTATTACCACAAGGAAAGTAATCTTTGCTATGTTATCCGCGGGGGACACAAAAGAGCGAAGCTGCCTCTCGACTATATGGACGAAGAAGACATTATTGAGTGGATCTGTGAGCACGAGAGTTATTCCTGCATTGGGGATCTGTGCATGGGACGTGGGCTTGTCGGGCTGAACGCCCAGAAAAACGGCAAAAAGTTCGTCGGTACCGAATTGAACCACAAACGCCTGTCTGTTCTCCTAGAGTCCCTGGTCAAAAGAGGATTTACTTACAAAATTGTCGAAGAGGAGGGACTATAATGGGGCATGGCGGTCGTCGTCCTGGAGCGGGCAGACCTAAAAATCCGGATAAACCTTCCGCAAGATTTTCATTCCGTTGCCCAGATTTGGAATATGAGGAGATTAAGCAGGCTGCAGCAGCCGAAAACAAAAGCATCAACCAATACTTGATTGATGCCGGGGTAAAAAGGTGGAGAAACAAGTGTATAAACTCGAAGTAGGGAAGCCCTATATCGAGGGCAAGACGCGATGGCCAGACGCATCTCAGTTCGTCTACGATAGATGCGGATTGATGCTCAGTATTTTTGCCGGACACCTGAAAGAGTCAGAGATTGAAGCCGTTCGGAAAGGTCAGGTTGAATTGGCCATCTACGAAAATCAGCCAGCCGTTTTTCTCCTGTATAGAATTAAAGGATTCGGGCCGTGGAGTGATGTTCCATATTCGATCCATCTTGTAAGCCCAGAGAATAGACCGGACATCAAGCCATTGATTATAGAAGGACAAAAGTTGCTTATGACCATAATTCTGGTGGATGCTGATACAGGAATCATTAAAGCACTAAGGGCAGTTTCTACGAGCACGGCGTTTACGGTTGCCCTTAACCAGGCAGTCATGCGGCAGGCAAAACAAACATTCAGCCAGACCGAATATAATCGGCACGTCAATTCACTTTATGCCAGATATTCTTCGGATCAGATGGCAGTTATGGCTGAAGGCAAGCATAGGGCTGGAGAATAGTATGAACGTCCGGATAGATGTCTTGGCAGTCAACGGCAAGCCCTGTAGCTTTCGCTACCGCCGTCGTTGGTATACGGTCACCGGCATCCAGGACATGTGGCGCGACGTAGGCGAATGGTGGACCGGCGAGGGGGAGAAGACCTTCTGGCGGGTGGCCTGCAGGGAGAAGATGTTCGAGCTATACTGGGATGCCAAGCTGGAACAATGGTTCATGTATAAGGTGTGGGATTGAATCCGGGAGACAAAAAAGCCCTCGGCACAGCCGAGAGCTTCTTTAGTATTTCGTTGTCGTTACATATCCCATTCTTCACCACAATTTTGGCATATCGCAACTTTTTTATGCTTAAACTTTGTTTTTGTTTTTGCCTTCTTCTTGGCAAATATTAGCCATAATCCAAAGGTGCAAATTATTAGCAGCCATCTTCCCAACGTAAACAAGCATCCTTTGCCTTTTGTACTACTGCTGGCTCCTATCTGTATTATTTGGATACTTACGTTTTCACTCCCGCATTTTGAACATATCATAATTGTCAATCCTCTCCTTTTCTTGGTCTGTCTTGTAAGTACAGTATAGATCAACTTTTGGACAATAAACGGATTCGACAAAAATAGTCACTATTTGGCATTCTTCCTGGCTTCTCGCTCCCTTTCCCAGAGCTCTTGTTCCACGGAACCGATATGAGCACCGAACCTCTGGCTACATCGCTGGATCATATAGCGTCTGTCGCTGTACGAATATCGCCCGGGTCCGCGTAATTCCGGGTTTTCATTCCACTCAATCGGCGGCTCCGCCATCTTGGCTGCAAACACTGGCACCCGGCCACCGCTGTAGATTGACACAAGAGCGTGATGCTTCGGTAGAGCTAAGAACTCTTCGAGCCCAAACGGTGCTAGTTCCTTCTCCAGTTCCTTGAATTCGTCGCCGGCCGTACTGCTAGCATAGAGGATGATGTGCGGGCCCGCGGCCTTCATTACCCGAGCAAAATCTTTGGGCAACTGAACGAAAGAGTGGAACAGGAACACCATGCCTAATCCCCATTTCCGAGACTCCACGATCATGTCAGACCATTCAGTAGCAGCTCCTAGATATTGATGTGGTTCGTCCATAATCACCCAGGCCGGTTTGCTCCAGTTGCCATCATAGCGGGTCAGAATCGCCAGCCACAGCTTACTTACCAGATATGTTACCAGGGCGTTTGTTGCTTCGGGCAAAAGCTTACTTTTAGGTACCCGCAGGCAAACCAGATACGGACCATCTTTGGCATCAGCAAACTTCCGAAAGTCTAGAAGAGGCTTCCCATCTTTATCGACTGCAATCTTCTGACATAGGCAGTTGGCTAAGTTCTCGTCATCGAGAAGTCGGTTTAACCGGGACCAGACCGGGCGGGTTGCTTGCCCGCGTGCGCCTTCGCTCATTGCATGGTAATCGGCTAAGTTCTGGTGTAGCCGCGGGTTTTGAATTTTTTTGAGCAATTTTTCCCGGTATTCACTACTGGAGAGTACCATGCCCACTTCCAAGAGCGTTGCCGTCGGGTCAGTAAACGCGGCCTGTGCGGCCATCATGGTGATGGACCGGGTTTGATCGCCGGGGTTGTCTGCAAAACGTTCCAAGAAATTCACCAGCTGCTTACCTACCATTCGCTGAGCGTGGCGGCCGCCATAAGTGGCTACCTCGTTCCATGCCAGCGCGATTGGCCAGTCGCTGTTGCCGAAGTCCAAGTCGATGATATGGTCCTCGGGAAATTCTTTGGGAAGGGAGTCTCGGGCTGCGTCGCATAGTGCTCCATTGGCGGTATCCACTAGGAACACAGTATCGCCGGCTCTGATTACATCCGCAGCGAAACCTGCACCTGCGCCCAAAGATTTTCCGGAACCCATGCCGCCGATGATCGCGAGCGGTAAACAGGCCTCGTCCCGGTTTTTCAGAGGATAATATGTTTTTACCGTTTGACCCTTGTATTTAGTGTCGCCTATTAGTATCCCGGAGGTGGTGACACTAGTTGGTAAGGCTATCTCTCTTCGGGATACTTGGCAGACCTCGGGGAATTGCTCTTGTAATGGTCCCGTGGGGAGCCGCATTAGACTTCCAACTTCGGCCGTGCTCAAGACAGTTTTTCCGAACCTAATTAGAGGCATTTGGCGGCCATTAACTTGCTTGAGGTTATGCTTTTTGAAGTGTACGGAGACAGGCTCAAGTTCGTTGTCACCAGCTAACTCTTTAAGTGAACTCGCTATGGCATGGACAGCAATCTTCCGGCGTGTTGAATCTACGCTTTCGGCGGCCACCCGGATGCTTGTGGTAAAAGCGGGGAGGATAGCTTTTTGCAGGGTGGGTGCAGATAATTCTTTCTTGCCCTTGTCGAGTGAGGCTAGTAGGCGTTTGTCTGCCTTGTTATCACTTTCCATCTCACTCCCGGGCATGTTGTCGAGCAGAGCGTCCTTCAGCTCATTGATAAGGTCTAACGCCTTTTCCAATCCGTCTGCGATAAGGGCACCGGCGCCTAGCGTCCATCTTTTAGGAATGGCACCTCTCTGCCATTTCTGAAGAGCTTCGGCCGCAGTGGCTTGCCAGGATAGACGCTCAATCGGTGTAAGGCCCAACTGGAGGATGGCTTTGTCGCCATCCACCAAGTCCTTAACCACGTTGAGTAGCGTAGGCAGCGGAGCGTTTTCCCGCCGATCGGGGTCGAGCGACAGAAAGTTGTGATGTTTTAACTGCACTTGGGTAATGTCCGTAAGGGCTAGTTCGAAGTTTGGGACGAAGCAGGTCTGCAGGGCTGTAGCCCGGGGCCAAACAGCATTTAACCGTTGGCGGATAATGCTCAGATGAGCTTTTGGGACTGTCAGATAGAATGCAACTTGGCCAGCGGTAAAATAGACCTCCCACCAGATATCCGCCTGTTTTGAATAGGTAATCTTGAACCCCTGACGAATGAAACGGGAATGCAATGGGGTAAAGACTTCCCAGAGCGACTTTGTCAGAATGTCCAACTGGTTGTTCCGTACAGTACGGTCTGGGACGATCTGGAGCGTAACTGAGTCTGGATATTTGACTTCGAAAAACTGATGCCAGTCTAGAACCTTAACCCTTTGCAGCACTGAGCAACACCCCCGTTACAAGGCTGATAGCTATCAGTAAGTAAACGTAGCGGAATGCCTTCCGGAAACCGAACATGCCAATGGCTGCCAGGACCATCGATGCTAAGGCTGCCACCCTAAGCCATAGAAAGAAGAAGTCGGCTAGGGTGACGTCTTTTAATGACCACAGGAATTTGAGGAACTCCATGTGCCAACCCTCCTCACAGGAGCCCGCTGAAGATACCCTCCAGCAGGGAAAAGATAAGAAATACCGCTAGGACCAAGGCGTAACCGACAGCAGCGCTGACCATATAGAATTTGCCTTGCTGTTTGCGGCCAAGAGTATACTGGGCGGCGCCAAAAAGAAATGCGAACACGCCAACCCACTTCAAGCACTTTTGAAAAGAGAGTCCCAAGCTTTTGAGTGAGCCCTCAGCCTTACCAAACGCATCGGCGGCCATCGCAAGGTGCGGGTGGAGGGCAAGTAGACTAACGGCCATTATAGCGATGATGAAGGTCTTTTTCACTAAACGCACCTCCATAAAATTAAAATACCCGGCAGCTTTGCCGGGCGTAGACTCTCCCTATGGTGTTGCACTGGTGACAGTGCAACTTATGCGGGAGGGTATTGGTTTTATGCACGTCCGGCGTATTTTTTGGAGTTTTCGGGGAAATACTTTTTGTAGAGGTGATAATACATGCCAGTTGGAGTAGGATGGATGATTTTCGGCGCCATTTGCTATGTTGTTAGTCAACTGCCATTGTTCAATTAGAAGTTAAGTAGTTCGTCCACCAGGACCTCGACATCCTCCGGGATGCCGGGGTCCTTCTCTTTTAGCTCGGCGAAGATTGGGTCAAGGGCCTGGGGCTTGGGGTCCTCAGAGAAAAAGACCTGGCGCACGCCCTCCCGGACAATGTCGGCCATTATCCCGTCACCCCAGAGCCCGGCATTGATGCGACGCTGTACCTCCTCACGGATATCCCTGTCGCGCTTGCGGATCCGGGCCTTGAGGGTTAAGCCGTCTGCTGCCGCCACGTCGTCTCCCTCCTCGCCAGCTTGAGACCGCCGCGGACGTTCGCTCCCTGAGGATCCTGTACCGGCTTCAACTCTCCAGGCAGGATCCGTGTACCCATCCGGAGCATTCCGCCACCGGCTCCCAGGATCCGAGCGAAGGGTCGCTGCGGCCAAATGGTTTCGATCTGGCCGTTGATTTCGGTGGCCACCGACTGGATCGCTTTGGTGACGGCTTCTGATACATCCCATTCGTGTCCTTTGGCCTGAACTACATTAGTCTTGGCGATTTCGTCAACCTCGTAAAGATTCAGCTCCACGCTTTTCTCACGGTAAATCCAGTCGGCTAGAAGTTTCCAGGCGGCGCTGATTCCTACAGGGATGCTTTTACACAGCCGGCGAATCGGTTCTAAACGGTGAACGACAATCAAGTTCGTGGTGTAGAACCCAACATCCACAACGGCCACGGTCTGCATGGCCCAGGGCGCTACGACTGCACCGTCATCGTCCAATAGCTGGTCGAATAGCGCCTCCAGCCCTTGGACAGTTGTGCGGCAGCGCTCGATGGTAAAGGACTTGTGTTGGTCGTTGACTGTGACGCTGTGGCGGCCAAGAAAGGCGCTCTCAGCTTGAGCACGCATGGAGAAGTAGTGATTGACCGGCAGGGCAGTCACCAGGCGCACCGGTGCGGGATCTGCCGGCAGCGCCATGGCCAGCGCTGTTAAGCCAACGAACTTCGTTGTCGCGTCATCGGGTTTGTTCTCGCGGAGCGAGAAATACCGGACCGGGCTCTGCCGGGCGGCCAGGGGGCCGACGAACAGTTCCTGGCCATCGACATTGGCAACGATGCCGCCGGTACCGGGTCCGATACCATTGTCGAGCAGCTCCACGGGCTCGCCGGCTACGCTTTGGATTGTTACATCCCGAACGAGGGAGATGGCTTTGGTATAGCCAAAACCGGGGTCGAGAGCAGCGGGGGTGTAGTCTTGCATAGGGTTCCTCCTTTCGTGTGCCACGGTTGTGGCACAATTCTTGATGGTAATGAATATGGGCTTAAAGCCCTAAATATGCTCAAAAAAAATAATAAAAAAATTGGCCTTACTTGAATAAGCCGGGCCAAAGATATTCTATAGAATGGCCGAGTGCCATGGATATTTTGGCTGCATTTACAAGGGTTAGGCGTTCTTTTTTGCCAGCGATTATTTTGCTAATATCGCTTTGGTTAATTCCCGTTATTTCTTCGAGCTCTTCTTGGGTCATTTTCTGTTTTTTCATTACTTGTTTTAAACGATTATCAGCTAGATTCATCGCCTCACCCCGATAGGAAAATCATTCCACGTAACCGGGAAAAATCCTCCTAGTGAGCAAGCCGAAGATTAAGCGCCGAAATATGGCGTTAAATCCATAATATTGTCCAATTTATTCAAAAATCGTAGGAAAATATTCGCTTTCTAACGACAAGTATCACGAGATTTCGCCTTGTGCGCGGTGCTATTGTTTTTTCAAACGAATGCGGATGGAGGGCGAAAGCATGATACCTGTTGATGTAGACATGTTGATGTTGTTAATGCTTAGTTCTTCTGAGATACTAGGTATTAAGAATAGAAACAACTTTCTTGTTCGGCAAGATCTATGCTTGGAAGATGAGAGAAAAATCTTTTCCCAATTTATGAGGGCTGAAGCAGATGGCGTTTATATGATCTTGCGGGACGGAATGTTTTACAAATTTGATTAAGATTAAATGTTAGGGATGCCAGCAGTAACACTTCGCCTCCACCATTGGTAACCCTAACATTTAGCTGTATATCGACGTCACCATCATTTTTGTGTAAAACATAAACCGAATCAACGTACTCTTGAATTACTTGTTTCTTTTCTTCTGGTGAAGATGAAAAGAGCGAGTGTTTTTGTTTTTCTAAAATAGCTATTATCGACGCCTCGCTTATTTCGTTAGACTGAATAATTTGGGCTTGTCTTAATTGCGCCTCTAGAAATGCTTTCTTTTCGTTTGCTTCTTTAATTTTGCTAGCCAAAACATTTCTGTCTAAAAGGCCCTCTCCAATTGCATCAATCCAATTGCTTATCTTGCCATCTAGGACTTGAATTTCTTTCTGAAGCGGAGCTATTTCATTGTCTATGCTCTTTTTACGTTCTAGGTATAGCTCTGAAACTCTGGAGGCAATAACCCTCATGGCCTCATCAGTAAAACATATTCTCACTAACTGTTGGATGACGGTTTCTTCTAGTACCGTCTTATCGACATTTCTATTTCCGCATTTCCCGGCACACTTGTAGTAGGCGTATTGTCTCCCGCGACTTGTATAGGATTCACCGGCATAAATCTTCCCGCATTCAGGATTCCCACAAAACACTTTTCCGCTAAGAAGATATACTTGTTTTGCTTTAAGTTTAGCTTTTTCCCCGTTTCTAACTCGCTGCTTCATAATAGCGTTCACCTTTTCCCAAAGCTCTTTAGAAACAATAGCAGGGATAGCGTTTTTAATAACACATTGTTCTGCAAGTGGCTTTTTCTTGTGGCTATTGCGCCTACCGCTTGCATCTTTTTTACTTGAAACGTCCCAAGTATAGTCTCCCTTATACTTGCGGTTGTATGCCCATGTATCAAAACTCGTTACCTTAAACTCGTCTCCAGTATAAGTTCTAAATCCAGCAGCGTTTATTCTTCTAGCTATTTCAGCGAGCGGAAGACCGGCAGCTACACCCTCAAAATACATCTGAACAGCTTTGTATCTAGTTTCATCGATTTCATACTGACGAGTTACAGGGTTTACCTTAAGGCCATAAGGGGGCCGGCCGCCATTGTGCAAAGCTTTCTCTGCATTTTCGAGAAGTCCCTTACGTACTTCTCGGGCAAGGTTTTGGCTATAATATTCAGCCATGCCTTCTAACACCGATTCCAAAATAATGGATTCCGGAGAATTATCCAATTGCTCGAGGACACTTTCAACTGCTACATTGCTTAGTCTTAACTTTCTTTTGTAAAACGCTGAATCATAACGATTGCGAGCAAATCGATCAAATTTATGCACAACAAGAACATCGAAAAAATCGAGCGTACTTTCGAAAACCATTTTCTGAAACTCAGAACGATTGTCTGTGGTAGCGCTTTTCGCTTCATCGATGTAAATTTTAACCAGTATATAGCCTTTCTTTTTACAATATTCTTTTATAGCTTTCAGCTGGGCAGATATTGATTCTTCACGCTGATTATCTGAACTATAGCGAGCATAGGCCGCAGCACGAATCTGTTTCACCTTTATTACACCCTTTTTGACTGTGGTATTTAAACATCAAATTCAACCCGTGTAACTTGGCCCTGTATCAAAATGTCCTCGACTCGAAATACTTGTGGAGGGTATTTTTTTTGAGCGTTTTCAGACTGAAGAATAACATGAGAATTTTGATAATAGACTCGTTTAAGCGTAGCTTCTTCTCCATTAATCAGAACTACGCCAATCTTTCCTTGCTCAACGAAATTCTGATGCCTTACAAGAACCCGACACCCTTCGCGAATTCCCGCGTCAATCATTGAGTCCCCAGTTACCTGTAAAAAGAAATATTCTCCTTCTTTTAAACGACGATTTGAGACATACTCATATCCAATTATTTCTTGTTCGGCCACATGATTATAACCAGCCTTTATGGTTCCAAGAATCGGGACCTCAATAACTTTTTCTAGGAAGCATGGGGTTCCGATTTCTTTCTCTCGAAGGTATAAGGGTTCAACTTCTTTTAGATTAAAGGCGTTTAATCCTTCTTTAGTAAGATATAGTGGCTTATCTGATCCTCTTTCCATTCTTATCCGGTCTTCAACGTAACCAGCAGCGACCATAAGTTCAATTAAGGAAACACCAAGCACAGGGGCCAACTTCATTATGGTCTGAGGGGTGGGTTTTGTTTCACCTCTTTCAAGCCTTGCAATAGTAGAATTATCTACTCCACAGGCTTCCGCAAACTTAGTTTGACTTTCAAACCCAGCCTTTTCTCTAAGCTCTCTCAATATTTTAGGAAAATTATTTTCCATCACTACCACTCCTTATCAAGAAGTATTATAAACTCATTTGCAAATATTGCATATATGCAATAGGAAAATGGAAAAATATTATTCTATGCCTATTGCATGGAATCCATGCCAGTGGTATTATTATCTTGCGCGGATTCCATGCGACATATACATAAAGGAAGGGGTGAGAAGGATGCCTTCAATCAAGTTGAAAAACGGGGTCCTGGAAAGGATTCAAAAAGAATATTCACTTAATGACTCCGAACTGGCCGCAAAAATCGGAATCGACTATAGCATGCTGTGGCGAATCAAGGCGGGGAGAAACAGGCCTGGCCAACAATTCGTTGCAAGAATGCTTAACGCCTTTCCGGAACTAACCTTTGAGGATGTATTTTTTTTAGATGTGACGTCGCATGGAAACCAAGCGACGGGGCGAGGTTTACAGAATGGGAAAAGGAATTAAGGTCACTATTTCGGTATGCGCTATACCACACTCAAATCCTAAAGCTGCAATTGATTTAGTTGCAAAGATTGTGACACGGCAATTAGCTGAACAGGAACAGGAACAAACAAAGAAGGTAAGCTAATGGGTAAAAAGAAAGCACTCATTGATAAGTATTCCCGAAAGTATGGCATCCCTGAAGCGGTAGTTAAAAGTGTCGTCGAATCAGGCCTAAAAAATGGTATGAGCTTCCAACAAATTGAGCTTGGAATCCGCTTGACGTTAGGCCATGGCAAGGAGGTCTTTACTGTTCAGGACGTAGCTACGGCAACGGGAATGACATATGACGAGGCTCGGGAGTACATCGATGGTTTTTACAATGATCTTCTTAGCCAGGGGGGAACCCCAGAAGATCATGGGGTTTTTAGGACGTATCTGAACTAGAAGGACGGTGATCAAATGAGCAACTTATCCATGGTCAAATCTGAAACCTTCGGAAACGTCCAATGCGATTTCTGGCAGAACGAAGCGGGCGACGTGTTTATGACATCAAAACAACTGGGAGCGGCTCTTGGCTATGCCGACCCCCAGAAGGGCATGGACAATTTAGTCGACCGGAACCCACAACTTAAGGATGAACAGTTTTCAGTTACCCTCAAGATGAGGGGTACTGACGGAAAGCTCTATAACACAAGGGTATTTAACGAAGACGGCATCTATGAAGCGACTATGCTTGCAAAAACAGACCGTGCAGCCGAATTCCGCGCCTGGGTGCGCAAGATCCTGAAAGCACTCCGGACCGGTCAAGCTCAACTAATCACTCCCACGCCTGAACAACTCCGCTTAACTGAACTCAAACGCCAAGAGCTCGAAATCAAGGCCAAGAACGCGGAAGCCCGGCTGAAGAACGCACAGGTCCGCCAGGCGCAGTTCATCCTCAAGGAAGTCGACAAGTTACGCGGTACACTGTCTGCCCAGGCCGTCGAACTGGTCAGCATCAACGCCCTTGAAATCATCACCGGCCCGCACTCACTTCCCCGCCCGCAAGTCGAAAGGACTTACAGCGCTGAGGACATAGCCAAGGAGGCCGGAGTGAGCGCAAATAAGATCGGCCGACTTGCAAACCAGCACAGCCTGAAAACGTCTGAGTACGGCATCACTGTCCTGGATAAGTCTCCGCATAGCGATAAGCAAGTCACGACGTTCAGGTACAACGAGCGTGGGCGGTCAAAGTTGCTGGAGTTATTGAAACCCTAACACGGCACCACAACCGGCGGATCCGGTTGCTAGTGAGCTAAAGGTTAACCACTCTCTCAAGTTGGAATTCAGATGCAGATTATCAGGCGCAGGGTGTCGGGCTTTCGTGGGCAGGTTATCGGTATCGTCCTCACTGCCTATGCGTTGCACCTTCCGGGTTACACAAGCGAATTCACCCAGTTTGGCTCATAGTTATCCTCCCGGCCGAGGAGTTTCTATGAATTAACCCGATGCACAACCGCAAATTACTCTGCGGCGGGGCAGTTTAATCTGCATCAATAGAATTTCGACGCTGGAGAGGGAAACCCTGTCAGAAAGGCAGGTGCCACCATGACCAAAGAAGAAAAAATCGACCACATCTATCACGTTCTCATCGCCGACATCTGTATGGCTCGTCAAGAAGGACGCATACCCGACACCGCTAAGGCCGTCGCCAACATGAGGAAAGGCGTGAAACGCGAGCTAAAAACTGGCCGGTTCTCCGAGCGCGAAGCAAAGGAGATAAATGAGGTCATCACAATAGCCTACTGCCGGGTGAAACAGCAGCAGGGCAGGATTTGAGGCGTCGGGCTTTTTCTTCTTGGGGGTTGAGTGGACAAGCCATGCGAGAGGAGGTGAAAACATGAGTAAAGCGCTACGGTCTATGGGGTACACGGAAAAAGAGAAAGCCGTCGCCCGCCGGTTGAAAGAGCAGAAGGGTGGACTAGGTTATTGAGCTGCCAAAGATGCTGTGAAGAAGGGATTGAAGCCGAGTGAGAATTGATAGCCGCGGCGACATCCTCATCCGCGACTTCCGCTGCTGCATGTGCCCGCAGGTCAACCAAAACAAGCGAATTTGCGCCGGCGTTCCGGGTTCTGCGCATCCGCACGATACTATCTGTGATTTTGTTGTCCGGTACCGGGATGCCCGCGGCTGGACGTATTTCGTCAGGGGTGGTCTTCAGGATCAATACAAGACTTTCGTCAAAAAGGACCCGACGAAACCGGCCGGGATTGGAGAGCATGCTTATCGGGGTCTGCCCTGGCGGGAGACGTTCGACAAAGCGCAGGAGGATTTGAACAGGCTGGCTCAGGCCAAGGGATGGGAAGTATTCAAGCCAGAAAGGGGGATGGGTAGTTGAACCGGTGTGAAAAGTGCCTTTGCATGAGATGCGTGGGGTGCGACGATCCCGCATGCGCTGATTGCGAAGAACGAGAAATCGTGGTCCAGTGTAACACCTACGAAGAAAAGGAGGCCTCCAATGCTCCGCAAACTTCTTGAATCCCGTATCGGCCAACTATCAGACCGTGAGTTCCGCGAGATCATACAGCTCGCAACCGCAGACATCGTCGTCAACCGCATTGCCTTCGGCCGGTGGACAAGCTTTCACGAAGCGATGCAGATCGCGGAGATATGCTGCACCGTGCTCCAGCGAGGCAGGAATGTAGCGTAGGGAGGAGGTGATAATGAATGAACTATCAGCTAAACCACAGCCGACATATTGATATTTACGCCAAAGACATAGGGGATAAAGCCTATCGTGACGCAAAAACGACCCCTACGGCAAAACAAATAAAATTTTACAAAAAATTATATGCCCTATGTAAGGAAAACGGTATCGACACAAAAACGGGGGAGTACACAAGAACCAGAGTAGAATACGCCTTGGCAATCGACAAACTGATTGAAAGATTAAAAGCGAACGGTATAGACGTTAACGGAAATGGCAAAGAAGCAACTTATGTGCTAACAGTCGGTAGCGACCGACGCGGTAGGGATTATGTGAACGAGAGAATAGAAGTACATTCTGAAAGGGGTGAACCCTTCAATGCCTGACCAAAAACAAAAAGGCCCGCAGGAGCTAGCACTCCAAGCGGACCACAAAGAAATTACCCTTACCAACAGTATAGCATACCAGACCAAAAACATTCCAGATCGCAGCATGATTGGCCTGGACAGCTTTGTTGGCACAGTCTGGGATTTCCGGAGCTATCTAAAAGCCCAGCGCCACTTCCTGGCGGCAGGGGTAATTGCCCCATAACGAAAGTCGAAGGAGGAGAAGCACGCATGAAAACCTTATACGAATGCGAGCACTGCGGGTTTCAGGGCGTTAACCAAGAAGAAGTTGCAGCTTGTGAGAAGCGGCATTTACAGGCCACTGGTGCCTCTGTTGTTCGTGTAGGTGCATTTAACCAATTCGATAAGTCCCCAGGCTATGTAGTCGTGAAATTCGCTGATGGGACCACAGTGCAATACTGTTGCCCAAGCGAGGAGTAAGGAGGCCGGAGTTATGACCAAGCGTGATCGCCAAAAGCGGGATGAGTGCTGGCGCAGCGACTGTAAGTATTTTGAATGGCATTGTGAACTTTTCCACGGCCGCGAGTGCAAAATGCTCGGTGGTACCAAGATCCCACGGATGCGCGACTTGACTAAAACGCTGGACCTAGCGCCAAGGAGCCAATCCGTCGGCATGAAGCCATATTTCATTCAGGCGGCTGATCGAACATGACCAAGGCGGCAAAAGCTAACCCATTTGCTCGAACCTATGGAACCAAACTGCTTGAGCCGCCCAGTCCGGCTCAACCGGCTTCGGAGCCAGTTACCAGGCACTATGACGTGGTGCTGTACGAGCTCACGCGCGAACTGGAGTATCTGGAAGGAGATGAATCCATGGCGTTTGGAGATAGAGAGAGTATTGCCGAAGGCAAACGCCGGGCCGCCAGGATGAAGGCCGCCATTAAGACTGTGGCAGATTTCGAAACCGCCGGCGGGGCGGAGGCGCTGGCTGAGAAGTACGGCATCAGCGTCCAGGCGGCAAAAAGGTACTTGGTCAAGCTCCAAAAAGAAGAGCAGTGGAGAGCGGCGATATGGACAAGGCCGGAGCCCGCGAAACCGGCACCGGTGCCAGAGCCTGAGCCAGAGAGACCAGAGGAACCCGCACCGATAGAACCGGACAGAACCGAAACTCCGAAGCCAACGGAACCCGAGGATGAAGCATTGGAACTGTCACGCAGGCTTCTGAACGTGGTCTTAAGCCTGGCCAAGACTCAAGCCTATGTGGGGGTAAAACGCTACTTCCTTGACAGCATCGCCGATGCCGAGGCCCAGGCAGCTGCGGCAAGCACGACTGTAGAGAGGCTTGCCGGCCAGATGCGAGCAGAGATGCTGAGGCAGATTCAAGATGAGCTGGGAGCTGTACTAGCGGGTGACTCGACATGATTTATGAGCGGTTTTTGGGTCACCTCAAACAGTGCGGAGGCTGTACCGGGCTCCGGAGCATTGAAAAATGCCGGTTTGCGATCCCGTGTGCCGTAGCCGAAGTTCTTGCAAGGAAAGGGATGATTTCTGATTCGAAGGATCTTGTTGCTGGTAATGGCCATGCTGATTCTGATACCTGGACAAGCCCTAGCCCCGGAGCTTCCGAAAATATCCCGGCCGGCCTTGGTCCCTGCAGTACCGAATATTAGCCGCGGCGAACCTGCGCCCCGGGTGGAGCGCAGAATCATGAAAGTCACAGCCTATACATCACATGACAAGGGGATGGACGGTAAGGGAATTACAGCAAGTGGGGAGCGGGTTCAGGAGGGCCGGACGATAGCAGGTGATCCGGAAATACCGTTCGGTAGTCAGATCTATATCCCGGCGCTGGGCAAGACGTACACGGTGACGGACCGGGGCGGGGCGATTCGGGGGGACCGCTTAGACGTTTACATGGAGGACCGGCGTCAGGCTTTGGAGTTTGGGGTGCGGGAATTGGAGGTGTGGATAAGGTTTGGCAATTAGCCAAGGACTATTTTCTTCAGCTACTGATGAATGGGAAACGCCGCAAGACCTCTTTGATGAACTAAACGCCGAATTCAGCTTTACCGTAGACGTCTGTGCTCTGCCAATCAACGCGAAATGCTCGCGGTTCTTTACGCCTGAACAGGATGGCCTCATCCAGGAATGGAGTTTAGAAACCTGCTGGATGAATCCGCCCTACGGCCGCCAAATCGGCAAGTGGATCCGCAAGGCCTATGAAGAAAGCCAAAAGGGGGCCACGGTGGTCTGTTTGCTACCGGCCAGGACGGATACAGCCTGGTGGCATGATTACTGCGTGAAAGGTGAGATTCGCTTCATCCGGGGCCGTTTAAAGTTCGGAGGAAGCAAGAACAGTGCGCCGTTTCCCAGTGCGATTGTGATATTTAGGCCCAGGGAGAGAATGAAACAATGAAACGCATCTTTATTAGTCATCCCTTTCGCAATGACCCCGAAGGCAATATAAAGAAAATCCGGCTCATCGAAAAGCGTCTGGCAGCCCTCGGAATCGCATATTTTTCTCCGTTGAGCAATTACCAGGCTCTCGAAGATACCGACGCGAAGCAGCGAGAGTTCGGGCTGAGATGTTGCGAAGAATGGATACCATATTGCGATGAGATATGGTTCTTTGATGATTGGGAGCAGTCAGAGGGGTGCCAAAGGGAGTATCTGACAGCATTGACTGAGCTAATTCCCATTTATGTCGTCGCTGGCTGGAAGGGATACTCTCCAGGGTTTAAAGGGGCATGGCCGGAATGGCTCAAAGATAAGTGGGGGGAACGACAGTGAAAACTCGTTTCATCGAACTCTGGCAGAACGTCAAGCGTGAAGGCGTCCAGGACTTACTCAACTGGCTCGAAACCACTGACTTTTACACGGCCCCATGTAGTACCAAGTATCATTTGTCTCGGGAAGGCGGCTTATTGGAGCATTCACTAAACGTCTTTGATTGCCTTGTAAAAAGGGAAGCCGTGAGTCTTGAATCCGCTACGATAACCGCCTTATCCCACGACTTCTGCAAGATAGATTTCTATACCCAAGAAATGCGGAACGTCAAAGAGGATGGTGCATGGGTTCAAAAGCCTTTCTACACCGTCAATGACCAATTTCCTTATGGTCATGGCGAAAAGTCAGCCCTGTTTGTAAACCGATTCATTAAGCTTAAGCCCTCCGAATTCATGGCCATTCGATGGCACATGGGAGGGTTCACTCCTGGCATCCAAGATTATTCGATAGCTCAGGCCATGAATGAAGCATTTAGGAATTACCCGTTAGCTTTATATCTTCATATGGCAGACCTGGAAGCGACTTATATTCTCGAAAATCAAGAAAGGATGGGGACATTTTGAGTATCAAGATTAACAAGCTTGAAATCGAAAACGTCAAGCGAGTTAAGGCGGTAAAAATCGAGCCTTCTGCTAATGGACTGACTATCGTCGGCGGAAAAAACAATCAAGGAAAAACGTCCGTTCTCGATTCCATCGCCTGGGCACTGGGAGGTGAAAAATATCGGCCGTCGCAGCCCCAGCGAGACGGATCCGTTATCCCGCCTTCTCTTCATATCGTCCTAAGCAATGGCTTGGTTGTCGAGCGCAAAGGTAAAAACAGTGATCTGAAAGTCATTGATCCGAACGGCCAGAAGGGCGGCCAACAACTTCTCAATGAGTTCGTGGAACAGCTCGCGTTGGATCTGCCCAAGTTTATGCAAGCAAGCGCCAAGGAAAAAGCTAACACTCTCCTTCAGATCATTGGCGTTGGAGACAAGCTTCATGAGTTGGAGCAAAAAGAGCAAGAACTTTATAATCGCCGCCGGACCATTGGTCAGATTGCAGACCAGAAAAAGAAGTTTGCCAAAGAAATGCCGTACTATCCGGATGCTCCGAAAGAGCCAATTTCGATCTCTGAATTATTAAGACAGCAGCAAGAGATCTTGGCCCGGAATGGCGAGAACCAACGCAAACGGGAAGATCTTCGAAACCTCGAAATTCAGGCGGCAAATATTCAAAGGCAGATTGATGAGTTGTTAGCAAAGCAAGCCATCATTCTGGCGGATCTGGAAATTGCCAAAAAATCGGCGTTAGACTTACACGATGAGTCCACCGAAGAACTGGAAAACAACATCAGAAATATTGAAGAAATTAACATTAAGGTTCGAGTCAATCTCGACAAAGAAAAAGCTGAGGAAGATGCCCAGGACTATGCGAATCAGTATGCAATGCTTTCTGTTCAGATTGATGAGATTAGACAGGCAAAAACCGATCTTTTGAAAAATGCGGATCTTCCCCTCCCTGGTTTGTCTGTCGTAGACGGTGAGTTAACCTATAACGGTTTCAAATGGGATAACATGAGTGGTTCTGATCAGCTCAAAGTCTCCACGGCAATTGTCCGCAAGTTGAACCCAAAATGCGGTTTTGTCTTACTTGATAAGTTGGAGCAAATGGATCTAGATACCCTTCGAGAGTTCGGCCAATGGCTAGAGCAGGAAGGGCTACAGGCTATCGCAACCCGGGTAAGCACTGGGCCCGAATGTTCCATTATAATTTCTGACGGTTATGTAGTTGGTGAAGAAGAACCTGTTCAAAGTCCTCCTACCTGGAAAGCTGGCGAGTTTTGATATCATGGGTAAATTTATTGATTTAACCGGGCAGCGCTTTGGCAAGCTTACGGTTATAGAGAGAGCAGGAACCCGAAACCGAGAGGCATTATGGCACTGTAAATGTGACTGTGGAAAAGACACCTTTTCACGTTCGGCCAGTCTTCGTAACGGGACATCGCAGTCTTGTGGTTGTTCTAGATTAACACATTTAATCGAATCACCGCCCCGTAAAACCCATGGCAATACCAAGGATCGTTTATATCGAATATGGCGAGGGATGATTGACAGGTGCTATTATCCTACGCATAACAGATATCCTGCGTATGGCGGAAGAGGTATTTATATTTGCCAAGAATGGAAAAGTGATTTCGCATTCTTTCGAGACTGGGCTCTTTCTAATGGATATGATGAAAAAGCTCAGCGAGGAAAATGCACCATAGATCGAATCGATGTAAACGGCCCTTATGCTCCTTGGAACTGTCGATGGGTTGATGCAAAGACGCAGGCCAACAATAAAAGAAGCCATAAGGAGGAGGTAGTTTAATGGAAATCACAAGAGGAAAAATCGCCAGTGCCCAAAAGGTTGTTGTGTACGGTCCGGAGGGGATCGGGAAGTCAACCTTTGCGGCACAGTTCCCGAACCCAGTGTTCATCGACACCGAAGGCAGCACAAAGCACATGGACGTAGCCCGGACACCGAAGCCCAGCAGCTGGGCCATGTTACTAGAGCAAGTCAAATATTTCAAGGCCAATCCTCATGCTTACAATACGTTAGTCATTGATACCGCAGACTGGGCAGAACAGCTTTGCATCACTGAAATTTGCGCTAAGGCAAATAAAGGGGGTATTGAGGACTTTGGCTATGGCAAAGGATACGTGTATCTTGCTGAAGAATTTGGCAAACTTCTAAACCTCCTCGAAGAACTTATTGAGTTAGGCATGAATGTCGTAATGACTGCTCACGCCCAAATGAGAAAATTTGAGCAACCTGATGAGATGGGTGCTTATGACCGGTGGGAGATGAAGCTGCAGAAAAAGACAGCTCCATTGGTCAAGGAGTGGGCTGACATGGTCTTCTTCGCGAATTATGAAACCTATGTAGTTAAAACGGATGATAAGAAGAATAAAGCCCAAGGGGGCAAACGGATCATCAATACGGCTCACCATCCTTGCTGGGACGCAAAGAACCGGCACGGTTTAGATCCTAAAATACCTTTTGAGTACAAAGCAATCGCGCATTGTATACCTGTTCGAAACGGGCAGCCACAGAATTTATCTCAAATATCGACCAAGCCTGAACCGATTTTCCTCGATGACGTAGCACCAAAAGTAGAACCGCCCAAAAAACAACCAGAACAAGAACCACCGAAACAAGAACCAGCAAAACAAACTCCTTCAAGAAATGATCTCCAGGGCATTCCAAAGGCATTGGCCGATCTCATGATCGCGAACAATGTAACGACAGAAGAAATCCAGCAAGCCGTAGCCACTCGTGGTTATTATCCGAAAAATACTCCAATCTCAAATTACGATCCGAACTTTATCACCGGCGTGCTGGTAGGTGCTTGGCCACAAGTCTTTAAAATGATCCAGGAGTTCAGGAATGATGAGCCGTTTTAACCTACCAAGACATCCCCGGCAATCCTAACTTAAAGATTAAAGAAAAGGAGAGAAAAAACCATGAACGAACAAGGACGCGAACTAAACTGGGATGACCAAATCGAGAACGATAGTCCCGAGTTTGTAGTACTCCCGGAAGGCGACTATGACTTTGAAGTTATTGACTTCGAAAGGGCACGGCACAATGGGAGCGAAAAACTTCCGCCATGTAACAAGGCAATTGTCCACATAAAGGTTCAAGGACCTGAAGGTATTGCGGTCATTAAGCACAATCTTTATTTACATTCCACCACTGAAGGTTTGCTTTGTGCTTTCTTTACGGCCATCGGCCAGCGGAAGAAGGGTGAAAAAATTAGCATGAACTGGAACGCTGTCATTGGATCTGTTGGCCGGGCAAAGATTGGCATCCGGAAGTGGAAAAAAGATGATGGCTCTGAACTTACCTTCAACGAAATTAAAAAATTCTACGAACCTGAGGACGGTCCACAAAGCAGCAAAAAGGGCTTTGAGGCTGGGAGATTTTAAGTATGAACTTAAGGCCGTATCAGCAAGAAGCCAAAAACGCTATTCAAAATGAATGGCAGAAAGGAATATTGCGCACCCTGTTGGTTTTGCCGACAGGGTGCGGTAAGACTATCGTCTTTAGCAAACTCACAGAGGATTGCGTTCGCAATGGTGAGCGAGTTTTAATACTCGCTCACCGTGGCGAACTTCTTGACCAGGCTGCAGATAAACTCTCCAAAGCAACCGGCCTAAAGTGTGCCACGGAAAAAGCAGAAGAAAGCTGCCTGGGGAGCTGGTACCGGGTAGTTGTCGGTTCCGTTCAGTCCCTAATGCGTGAAAAACGGCTCAAACAGTTTCCTAGAGATTACTTTGACACCATCATTGTAGATGAAGCCCATCACTGCATTTCAGATAGTTATCAGCGCGTGCTAGGCTATTTTGATACAGCTAAAGTCCTTGGGGTGACGGCTACTCCGGACCGTGGAGATATGCGGAACCTTGGCCAGTATTTTGAGTCATTAGCCTATGAATACACGCTCCCCAGGGCAATCAAAGAGGGATATTTGAGCCCGATTAAGGCTTTAACTATACCTCTAAAATTAGATTTAACAGGAGTAGGAGTTCAAGCGGGAGACTTCAAATCCGGGGACCTGGGGACAGCTTTAGACCCATATCTTTACCAAATAGCAGATGAGATGGCTAAGTATTGTATGGACCGCAAGACGGTTGTATTCCTGCCGCTTATTAAGACCAGCCAGAAGTTCAGAGACATACTAAACAGTAAAGGATTCAGAGCTACTGAAGTAAATGGCAGCAGTGTAGATAGAGATCAAATCCTGGTTGACTTTGAAGCCGGAAAATATAACGTCTTATGCAACTCAATGTTGCTCACAGAGGGATGGGATTGCCCGGCGGTAGATTGTATTGTAGTTCTCCGTCCAACGAAAGTAAGGAGCCTTTATTGCCAAATGGTCGGGCGCGGTACCCGGCTCCATCCAGGAAAAGATCACTTACTCTTACTTGATTTCTTGTGGCATACCGAGCGCCATGAATTGTGTCATCCAGCGCATCTTATTTGCGAAAGCGAAGAAGTGGCTAAGAAGATGACTAAGAATATCGAAGAGGCAGGCTGCCCGGTTGATATCGAAGCAGCTGAAATCAAGGCGAAAGAGGACGTGATTGCTGAACGTGAAGAGGCCTTGGCCAAGAAACTTGCCGAAATGAAAAACCGCAAGCGTAAACTCGTGGATCCGCTACAGTTCGAAATGAGCATCCAAGCGGAAGACCTTGCGAATTACGTTCCAGCATTTGGTTGGGAAATGGGTCCACCAAGCGAAAAGCAGATCCAACGTCTTGAAAAGCTAGGAATCTTTCCGGATGAAATCGAGACTGCTGGAAAGGCCGCCAAATTACTCGACCGGCTCGATAAACGCAGAATAGAAGGACTTACTACACCGAAACAAATTCGATTCCTGGAAGGCCGGGGATTCAATCATGTGGGAACTTGGTCCTTTGAAGCCGCTAAAAAGCTCATTGACCGGATTGCGGCCAATGGCTGGAGAGTGCCACATGACATTAACCCTGCAGAATATAAACCAGACTTCGGTTTTGAATGGGGTGCTTAAGATTGGATAAGCAGTATGACTTGCTTGAAGTCTTAAACAATATCGATCCCTCAATCCTCGATTATCAGGATTGGATAAACGTCGGTATGGCCCTAAAAGAGGCAGGTTATACTGCAGCTGATTGGGACGCCTGGAGCCGACGCGATCCAGCTCGTTACCATGCCGGAGAATGCTTCAAAAAGTGGGATAGCTTTCGCGGCGCCCAGAACCCAGTGACAGCCGGAACTATTGTGCAGTTGGCCAAAGACCAAGGCTGGCGGCCGGAACGCACTGACAGTTATGAGCTAGGGTGGAACGATATTATCGGTGGCAAAGAGGACCTTGTAGTTATCAATAAAAACTGGATAGAGGGTCAGGAAGTCGCCGAACCAGAACATTGGGATCCGGTAGCCCAGTTGGTCAAATACCTTGAAACCTTATTTGAGGCCTCCGAGAATGTCGGATACGTCACAGAGAGCTGGGAAAAAGACGGGAAGTATCTCCCAACAAAGGGGTGCTGGGACAGGACGGCCGGGGAGCTCATCCAACAGTTAAACCGCTGCAACGGAGACATCGGAGCTGTCATCGGCGACTATAAAGAAGCCGCTGGCGCCTGGATCCGTTTTAACCCGCTGGACGGCAAGGGCATCAAGAACGAGAACGTAACTGATTTCCGATATGCTCTTGTCGAATCAGATGCTATGGACATCGACCATCAGAACGCCATTATCCGTGAGCTGGAACTGCCGGTTGCTTGCTTGGTTCATTCCGGCGGAAAAAGTCTACATGCTATTGTCAGGATTGAGGCCGCCAACTACGAAGAGTACCGCAGGCGGGTAGATTACCTTTATAACGTCTGCCAAAAGAATGGACTGAAAGTTGACAGCCAGAACCGCAATCCATCACGCCTAAGCCGGATGCCCGGCGTAATGCGCAACGGCCACAAACAATTCCTTATAGATACCAATATCGGTAAAGCATCCTGGAAAGAATGGCAGGAATGGATTGAAGGCATCAATGACGACCTGCCGGAACCCGAAAATCTTACTTCGGTTTGGGATAACTTGCCGGAATTATCTCCTCCCCTTATCGACGGCGTACTCCGCCAGGGGCACAAAATGCTTCTGGCAGGGCCGTCAAAGGCCGGGAAGTCCTATGCCCTTATCGAACTATGCTGTGCCATTGCAGAGGGCAAAAAATGGCTTAACTGGCCATGTGCTCAGGGCAGGGTAATGTACGTCAACCTTGAGTTAGACCGGGCAAGTTGCTTGCATCGCTTTAAAGATGTGTATGAGGCTCTGGGATGGGAGCCCAAAAATCTTGGGAATATCGATATCTGGAACTTGCGCGGAAAGTCTGTCCCTATGGATAAACTTGCGCCGAAACTGGTCCGAAGAGCTGCCAAAAAAAACTACACCGCGATTATCATTGACCCCATCTATAAGGTTATCACTGGGGATGAAAACTCAGCAGACCAAATGGCACATTTCACGAACCAGTTTGACATCATATGCCATGAATTGAACGCTGCCGTGATTTATTGCCACCATCACAGTAAGGGCAGCCAAGGGAACAAGCGAAGCATGGACCGGGCGTCAGGCTCCGGTGTGTTTGCCCGTGATCCTGACGCTTTGCTCGACCTGATTGAGCTAGAGCTCACAGAGGACCTACTCAAACAGGAAGAAAATAAAGCAGTCTGTAAGGTGTGTGAAGACTGGCTTAAACGGTATGTTCCGAAGTGGGAAGATGAAGTCTCCCAGGACGACAGGTGCAGTGAAAAAGCCATGCTGGAGGCTTGTGGACGGCTCTTGCAAACCGAGACGAATTACCAGCTGCAGAAGGCGGTCAATGCGGCGAGAAAGGACGTACGGCGACTTACCGCATGGAGAATTGACGCCACGTTGAGAGAGTTTCCAAAGTTCCCGCCTGTGAATCTTTGGTTTAATTACCCTATTCATTACGTGGATGATGTGGGGAGTCTCAAAGATGTAAGCCCCGAAGGCGAGGGGCCAACGTGGAAGAGAAACTTCCCCAAGAAAAAAACACCGGAACAGCGGAAAAAGGATAAAAAGATCTCCCTTGAAATGGCCTACGAAGCATGTTCATTCGGCGGAAAAGTAACGCTCAAAGCCCTGGCCGAATACATGGGAAAGTCAGAAGACACCATTCGAAGGAACCTAAAAGAGCATGGAGGTTTTTGGGTAGATGATGGTGAGGTCGGGAAAAAGTGAGCAAGCTCAACTTTTGGACCGAGACGCAAAATCGGTAAATTACCGTATTTGCGGCTCCAAGACGCAAAGTCGGGAAAATACCGAAGTTGCGCGCAAACTCGGTAAAATATCGATTATGCGGCTAAGAGACGCAAAATCGGTATTTTTGCAAATGCGTTTTTGCGGCTCTAAGACGCAAAAGCCGCAAAATCGAAAAATGCGTTTTGCGGCTATCAGACGCAAAATCGAAAATTTCCGAGTTTGCAACTCATAGACGCAAAATCGAAAAAACACCGATTTTGCGTGAGACGCACGCAACCTATATTACTACGTAATATAGGTTTTGCGTTTGCAACTAGGGCAAGGGTGTGTGTGGGTGGGCTCAAAGTTGCCCGCCCACACCACACACCTTCCTTGCCTAAACGCACGAATTATAAAACTAAAAAGAGGATGGATAAAAATGGATGAGGGAACTGGAAAATGAGGACTGAATTTTTCGTGCCGATGGTCCCACCAACGAAAACTCACCAGGAGAAGAAAGTCAGGGTGGTGAACGGCAAGCCGATATTTTACGAGCCGGATGAACTGAAGGCGGTTCGCTTAAAACTACAAACCCATTTAGCTAAATACGCGCCAGAGAAAAAATATACCGGGCCCGTCAGGTTGATAGCCAAATGGTGTTTCCCGATAACGGGCAAGCATCAAGACGGCGAGTACAAAGCCACCAGGCCGGACACTGACAACCTACAAAAAATGCTGAAGGATGTTATGACAGGCCTGGGATACTGGACGGATGACGCACTGGTGGCCAGCGAGATCATTGAGAAGTTTTGGGCAAGGATTCCGGGGATCTACATCGTGATTGAGGATCTTGAAAGCTGGTGATGGTATGCAAGAAAAGCCAAGACATCCTGGGGATCCACGAAAAGACCTTGCAACAGATCATCGGCTCTGGAAAGACCTGCTTTGGAATTGCTGGCACTTGCAAATAGACCTGTATTATTTGCTTCATGGTATCAGATGTGGGGGGGCAGAACTCACGCTGACACAAAACAGTTACCGGCTAATGCCCGGTGAATGGAGCGAAAGCGAATGGGAAGACATTAAGCGAAAGCATCTTGACCCGATACGAGAAAAGCTAATTAATATCTTGAAGCTCACTAGGTTCGGGAAGATTACAGAAGAAACGCTGCCACCTGGGGTATTCGAAGACAAACCTGAATTTATCCTGGTAGAGCAAGAAAGGATGGTTGGATGAATACCGAAAATGAACATTTTTACCAGATAGGACTCGACATTGGGAATGAGCTTAGAAGCTCAATGGATAAATACCCACTGTTTAATTCAGCACACGAAGGTTACGCCGTCATCCTGGAGGAACTTGACGAACTTTGGGACGAGATCAAAAAGCGAAAGCCTGACCGGGAGAAAATGAGGGCCGAAGCTATCCAGGTAGGCGCCATGGCCATGAAGTTTATCTTGTCGATGGAGAATGGGTGGAAATCAGACTTTCGGATTCTGAATGAGGAAAAACTGTTGGAGTTTGAGGCTAAATGTCAGCAATGCCGGTACACGACCATGACTAAAGAGGACATTGAACAACTTGGACATGATCCATGTGACACATGCATTGGTCTATCAAACTGGATGGCAAAGGAGGTCGAGAGCTAGTGTGTCAATGCAGGCAGCAAGAAGTCAAGAGGTGAATTCGATGGAAGAGCGCGATCAAGCCTTAGCGGATGCCGCATTTCAGGTAGCCGAGAGATGGCTTTATAATTATAACCGTTGGCAAGCTGAAGCTTTTATTCTTCGCGATACCCTAGCTGACCATACTGGTAAGGTTACGGCGCATCTCGGGAGGATAGGTACAACAGGGGAGCCGGGCGATGGTACATTTTCCCGAACCACAAGCGTCATTGAAGCCGAAGAAAAATTACCTGTGCTTGAAGCTAAAATTAGGATTCTCAAAGCTGCACTCGACTCGCTAGGGGACGAACTGTTAAAAGTTGTGACATACAAGTATTTTCGTGCTTGGTCAAATCAACTATGTTGGGAGCACTTAAGATTGAGCGAAAGAGAGTTTTACAGGGACCGGCGTCAAGCTGTCAGCCAAATTTCGCAGATATTGCTAAACGGAATTTTGTTTAGGATGGAAGTCGAAGAGAAGCTAAATCGCAACAGGGAGCTGGTCAAAAAGTAGTATGGCAGGAATTTGGCAGGAATTTGGCAGTACCGTATTGACAAGCCCATGGTATAATGAGCGCAGCGGGAATTCCGCGAGGGGCACTCCTGGTTACTGGATAGGCTCGATGATAAGTCGGGTCTATTTTTTTGGGCCGCCGCCGGGCTAGGTGATTCGCACCGAAAGCGATTCCCTCCTCGCTGCCCGGCGGGATATGAGGGTGCAAGGAGGCTTTATGCGAGTTTTAGCGTTTATAGTGATTATTCTCTTGGTCCTGGGTGCTTACCCAGGATTAATTATTGAGCCGTGGAGAGGAGGCAGATTGCCATGTCGACGATTGGTGATATCCTCAAGCGTAAACAGCCCAGGGAGTATGCGTTACTCATGGCGATGTGCCGTGTGGAGGAAAGCGAAGATCCTGACAAGACGTTCCGGGAGATTGAGAACCTCATGCGTCATGATGCTTATGTGCGTGGTCGCGGTGGTGCTATTAGGCAAGTGAGGCGGGGATGAGAAAATAAAAAAGCCCGATATACGGGCTGAGAAACGGAAGTAGCTTAACCTTTTGGTGGGTATGGGTCGTGTCCATGACTATCCTTTTGACGAATCTTGCCATCTTCTCCGTGAATAATGAGTTCAGAGCCTTGATTTCTAGCGATGTCGCGAGCAATTTGTATTGCATCTTGTTGAGTTTGCGTTCTCGCTGTTGCATGTTCATTACCTTCGCCCTTAACTTGCCATCCTCCATCGGGATGGGGAGTAACATGTTGGTTTTTACCCATGGCCATCACCTCCCTCCTTTTCCAATTATTGAACATGTTCGACAAGAGCTGTTATTTATCCTTCTTGAGCCGAAAAGAGAGCTTAGGTTGTGATATTATGCCAAACAAACCGCTAAAACTGTGCGCCAAGCCAGGATGCCCTAAGTTGACCCGAGAACGATTCTGCCCTGAGCACGCGCAAGCTGAACGTAAGAATTATGACCAAGAACGCGGGTCAGCGGCACAGCGAGGCTACGATGCCAGGTGGAGAAGAGCGCGCAAACAATTTCTTATGCACAATCCACTATGCGCCACATGTCAACAGGAAGGCAGGTTGACTCCGGCTACAGTGGTTGACCACGTAGTTCCACATAAGGGAAATTATGATTTATTCTGGAATCAAGCCAACTGGCAGC